CAAGTTCTTGCATCGCGAGCCAGCTCATGTGGCTCTGCGTTATGCGTTCAAAGACATGCAGATCCAAGCGGACGTCGAAGGTCAGCAGGAGTTCAGCCCTGACCAGACCCATACGCACCCCGTCCATGCTAAGTACCGTTCCCTCGCGAGCGCTTTTGCAGTGCGCTTGGCCACTACCTCTGGGCTGCTTCCGCAGTTCTATCAGTGCTCCAAGAGAGATCTTGAGCACGGGTATGCTGGTACGCGTGAGTACTACGACTTTAAGGATGTGGTTGTCCCTCCCCTGTGGCCTAGCGGAGACGCTGGGTTGCATGTCATGGTTGATGTGGACTACTACCCCGAATCGCCGTTTGTTTACTCTGATGGGAAGCCCATACTCATGTACACCATTCTGCCTTCACAGGTGGGCCGTAGCGATAACGAGGTGACTGCCTCGTTCGACAAGGATGGTGTTTACCACATGAATGTTTCAGGGGGTGCTCGATACAAGCACCACCTCTGGAATCACACATCCGACGATGTTTTTGTCGTCGACCAAGGCTATTTTGGTTTGCTGGGTCCAATCACCGTGTACCAGCAAGATGTCAAACACGTGTTTGACGACCGGGCTGTCGTTCTATACACGCCACTCGCGCATTATACTGGCTTTGCCGCACTGGTTGCACGCGGCGCGAGGGCTTTGGGTCTTCTTCGAGGGGCTACTTTGGAGCGCTTGAAACCGAACGTCTGTGAAGGCTTCGTGTGTCTGCGCACAATGACCTCAGAAGGCACCACAGTGTCAATTGGGCGCGTTGATAGCCCCTACGCGCTCACACTCCCCGAGACTGATTTTGAAGCTGCTCGCTGTCATTATCTCTCGTGTTCAAGCTCCTATGGTCAGGCACACGCTACTGTGGCATTGGAGTTGGAGAAGCGCATTGTGCAATTGCGCGGAAAGGCAGGGCTGTTGGCTGAGTTCTTCAAAGCCAACCCAGGGCCCTCGCCAATTTTGTCCATTGGAACTGCCATTATTGGGGAAAGGAGGTACACGTTCAACCTAGATGGTGCTGCCGAAGCACCGCTGGCTGTGCCTTTTATGTTACCCTTTGTGGTGGGCGGTGCTTACGTCCCACTAGGCGGTTTACCAGCTGAGATCCAAGCAGCAGAAGGTCGCGTCAAGAAGTTCACTGGCAACAGAGTGGACGAGATGCCAATTAAATACCTGTCCTTCGCGGTTGAGTTTTGCAAACATGTGTTTCCAGTCGCACATGTACTCGACCCCTGCTCTATTGAGGAGGTTCTCCGGCGCCAGCCTGCGCCCAGCCAGCAGAATCGAAATGCGGCTGCGATCACCGGGAAACCTGACCCGTTCAAGTTGCAAGTGTTCAATAAGCGCGAGACTTACGGGAAACCAACAGATACAAGGATCATCAGTCCTGCACCAGCTCTCATGATGATGGAGTGGAGCCAGTATACCTATCCGCTCGCCGATCATTTTGCACAGTTCACTGACTGTGGCCTTCCTGGCATTGCTGGTGGCAGAAGTTGTCCCTGGTACGCGTTCGGCATGAAACCAGCTGATGTGCATGAGGCGGTGTCAGCCGTAGCACAGAGCGCTAAAGTAGGCATTTTGGACACGGACGCGAATCGCTTCGATGGTAACGTCAAGCGAGCATTGCGTGAGTTCGATCAGATGCTTCTAGCGCGCGCGTACGCTAAGCGCCACCACGGCCCGCTGTTCAAAGCGCGCCGTAAGACTTTCGGTTATATAGCCCAGACCCCGGGCGGTTATGAGTACTGGACAGACGAAACACAGTTGTCCGGGTTCCCAGACACTGCAGCTTTGAACTCGGCTCGCAGTGCTTTCTTCTCGTACGCCGCTTTGCGCCTTCAAGGGTTGTCCCCAGCGCAAGCGTGGGCAGGGCTTGGTCTTTATGGTGGGGACGATGGTTTTACGGCAGACCTAGATGCCGAAATCTTCCAACAGGTAGCCCGTGACTTCGGGATGAGCATGGAATGTGTGCTCGTCCGTCGAGGGGAGATGGGTGTGAATTTCCTGGGCAGGTGCTATGGCCCGGATGTGTTCACTGGTGACACCAACAGCATGATCGATTTCGGTCGCATGATTGTTAAGATTCACCTTACCGTTGACCCGGATGCTGCGCACCCTGCAAGGGCTTGGCGCAAGCTCTCTGAGAAGCTGACCAGTTTAGCATGCACAGATGTCCATACTCCTGTTGTGCGTGAGTTGCTGCTGGCAGCCGAGAGAACCGGGCGTTGGGAGCGCACCTGTGCCGCTGGACATGCTTTCGTTGAGAACACCTATGCTCCTTGGATGGATTTGGTGGTGGACGAAGCGTGCCAGAGGCTCAACCTTGACCGCGTTGGACTTACAACATGGCTCGGGCTCGTCAATACAGTCACCCAGTTGCTACATTGCCCTGGGTTTGGCGTTGCTCCGGTCGTGTTGCCTAAAGCTGCGGTCATCATGGGTGGGGAAATCGTTTTGCCGGCAGGGGCAGAGCTCACAGAGCACGATGTCTTCAAACTTGGGCGTAGTACACATGTTCAGGTCCATGAGAGCAAAGCCAGTGCCAAGGCTGATGCTAAGGAAAACCGTCCAGTACCTGACAAGGGCAAAGAGGAGTTAGATGCGTGTGAGCACCCAGTCGTTTTGAACAAGAAGACGGGAGCCCCGTATCCTTGCCCGTGCCAGTGGGCGGCACCTGGGAGAAAGAAAGATGAGTCGGATGATGAGTACGCCGAGCGCCGCGCAAAATGGGAAAGCAACCGCGCGCGTGCAGCCAAGACAGCGGGCATCACTCTCTGACCAGGTGTCGGGTGCCAGGCAATGAACAGCCTCAAAATCTCGTGGACCAACCACGATACTAAAGGGAGTGCGCACTAGCCTTCATAACCAGCAAGTGACTGCTGGGGCCTGTTGCGCATCATGGCAGAGAACAGCCTCACAATCCACCAGACTTACTGGTCAATCAAAAGAAGGGGGTCGTAGTTGGAATTTTCCCTCCTACTGTTCCGGGTCGCAACCGGGTTCCGAAAACATTTCAAGGAACGTTTATCTGAAACGATGAACAACAACAACAATGCTTCATCTACTGGTGGAGGCCGTGGTCGTAAGCGCGGTCGCCGTGGTGGAGCTCCTCCGCAGGCTGGTGAGCCGGCTGCGAAGAAACGCAAGACCCAGGGCCAGTCCCGGCGCGCACGCAAGCGCCAGGCCCGTGATGGGCGTGCACAGTCAACCCGCGGGGACGGGATGTTGACTGCAAAAGGGGATTCCCGCAACTACAGCGGGTACGCGAACAAAGCCTCTTTCCCCGTTCGCGAGTCGGAGTACGTTGCTGAGGTCGTGCCCTCGGCCTATCCGGCTTTCTCTGTCCAACAGTTTCCTGTCAATCCGGGGCAGGCAGGCTGTTTTCCGTGGCTGGCAAGAATTGCTCAGAACTTCGAGAAGTACGAGTTTGAGAGCCTCTGCTTCGTGTACAAGCGCGAGGTGTCTGAGTATGCCAGCAATGGGCAAACCGGGAAGGTGATGATGTGGTTTGACGGCGACCCAAGTGATCCAGCGCCGGTCAACAAACAGCAGATGGAAGACAGTGAGCCCCATGACGATTGCATGCCTTGTGAAAACATGCGCCTTGAGGTTCCGCCCGTCATGCTCAAGCGCCTCAACGATGCCCATTTTGTTCGCCCTGGTGCGCAACCGGCCAACACGGACCTTAAGACCTATGATGTGGGCGTCCTCAACGTCGCATGTCAAGGCACGGCTGCCAACACGGCCGTTGGGGAGCTGCACGTGGAGTACGCGCTGAGACTGCGCGATCCCATCCTCACATCTACCAACTATGGTGTGGGGATACTCAGTGGCGCGACTGGCACGTCCGCCAACACGATTGCAACATCCTCTGCTGCATCTGGTGGATTGCAGCTCTCATCAGCTGGCGCTGTCGTCACTGCCACGCCGCTGGTGATCGGGGGAGAGTACTACTGCAGTTTTGTAGCGACAGCCAACTCAAACACCACGGTGGCGTTCGCCGCTGTGACTGGCTGTACCGCGAAGACCAATCCTTTGCAGCAGGCGAGTGGAGCCACACCCGGGGCCTGGACGTTCACCGCCAACGCTGTTAGTGCCACTTTCAGCGTCACTCTCAATGGAAACTGCACCAACCCACTGATCGTGGTGGCGCAGGTTCCAGTGCCCGCTAACGGCATCTGAGCCGTGGGCACGCGCCTCTACACCCGGGCGCTATACAAATGGAGGGTGAATACTGGACGGATTACATGGGCTAAACGTGTAGGGTGAGCAGGCTGGTCGTGCAGCCGGTGTCAACAAAACACTACAACCCGCGCGGGCCCCTCTGTGTCCGAACCTGCACCGCAGATTACGGTAGACTGTGCCAGCAGACCCATACAAGCCGCATTCAAGAACCTTGGTGAGCACTTGCCTGCTTCCCAAGTGCCAGCCGCCGGAGTTTTCCGGTGAGAGACTTAAAGAGCTGGAAATGCGCATTCCTTAGACCAGACTGAAAGACCCCGAAAAGGGGC